GCGGGGGAGCCGGAACCGTTTCGATTGCTTATATCTTGAGTGCTTCTATTCCAGCCACTGCGGCCGTTGCCATTGGAGCAGGTGGCGCGGGAGGGCCTGCGGGATCGACAGGGAGTACAGGAACTTCTGGGGGGGCCACCACCTTTGCTGTGACCACGGTGACGGCCAATGGATCAGCGGGTGGCACAGGGGGCTCTGGAGTAGGAACTCCCGGAACAGGAGGACAGGGTGGTAATCCAGCAACGGGAACCTTTATTTTTTCAGGAGGCTGTGGCATGGGGGGAACGGAAGGAGTCACAGGCGTCAATGGGGGGTATGGGGGAGTAGGGGGTGGAAATTGGACTTGCGGAACGGGGGGTGCAGGGGGAACAGCTGGAAATGCAGGCACCGCAGGAGGCAATTATGGATTAGGGGGCGGCGGGGGGGGGGGATCTGCTGCCGGAGGATCAGGTTCAAATGGAGCTGTTTTAATCGAATCGTTCTATCAATAAAAGGAAGAGTCAAAAATGGCACAAAACGTACTTTACCCGGTCTATCTCGCAACAAACGTCAGTATGGCGACCAGTTTTACGAGTGCGGCGGTAAAGATTGAGTATCAAGATAATGTAGGCTTTCAGCTCGATTGGACGGGAACGCCTGTAGGAACGTTTAGCTTTCAAATCTCATCCAATCACACGCAAGATTATCTTGGAAATAGTGTGAACGCAGGAAATTGGATTACGCTCCCAGTGACGCCCGCGATTACAGCGACGGGAACAGCAAATGATGCTTATGTCGATTTGAACCAGATGTCTGCATTTTATACGAGGTTTGTCTATACAGCAACGAGCGGCACAGGAGTTCTTCAAGGTCTTGTAGTAGCGAAAGGAATCTGATCCCAAATGAGTGAATACGCACGATATCCTACCAATACGGGAGGGGGCTCTGGCACAGTCACGAGTGTTTCATTATCCGCGCCTAGCCTCTTTACTGTCTCCGGAAGTCCCGTCACGACCAGTGGAACTTTAGCACTTTCGCTTGCTCCTGAAGCGGATAATACTGTTTTTGCGGGACCTGCAACGGGAGCCGCAGCTCCCCCTACTTTTAGAGCGTTGGTTTTATCTGATTTACCGGCTCCTATTATTTTAAATGCCGACACCCCTGTCGGCCCTAGTCCGTTTACGACAACTCCTACACCGATCGTTTTATCTAACGTGAATGTCGATACCGCGGCTGCCTATAATCCTGCCACTGGATATTATACAGCTCCCGCCGCAGGATATTATGGAATGACTTTTAGTGGACTTTTTCAGGGAACCGCGAATGTGGGCGATTTTGTACTTATCATTTTTAACAATGCGACCACTACAAAACAATACAATCTGACTTATTATCTTTATGCGGCCACTGGCAGTTTTTATGAAGGGATCAGCGGTACAACATTAGCTCTTTTTGCAAATGCTGGAGACCAGATCAATGTTCTCGTTTTATCAACTGCACCTTCCTTGGCTTTTCAGGTGTCACCTCCTGGCGGCAATTTGACCTTATTTTATATAGGAAAATAGTGATAATATGACACAAACTCTTTTTAATCTTCCTTATCAACCCGCTACGTCGATTGCATTTAAACAATCGTTGGCATCTTCATTTACCTTTAATGGGCCTCAGCAACTCAGTAATCTTGGAAATATAACCTACAGTATTGTAGTCACCCCCTCAAACTCTACGGGTAATTTTACAGTTCAGGGAAGTAATGATGGAAGCACTTTTAATGATATTCCTTTAGGGATAGCATCATTTACTACTGTTCCTATTCCTAGTGGTGGGAGTGTTACGGTGCCTAGTTCTCTTCAGGCTATTCCTACTGTAAGTGCAACAAATGATACGATTACCCTGATTCTTGTGGGTCTTCCCTATCTTTATACCCAACTTAATTATACATCTATCATTCCAGGCACAGGAACGTGTACTATTTCGGTGATTCAATGAATCTGTTTATGAAAGGAAAATCATATGCCCTATAAAAGTAATGCCCAGAGACGTTATTTTCATTATTTGGAGTCTAAAGGAAAAATGCCCAAAGAAGAAGTCGATGAATGGGATCAGGCATCTAAGGGTGATGATCTGCCTGAGTATGTAAACGAGGGAGGGTATGTAGGTCACGGTAACCGTGCCTTTGGTCATTCCTCAGAGCCTATTCATACCTTCTATGGTGGGGAGTATGGAGGATACCCCGACATCAAGGAGAAGATCCATGAGAAATCTATGGGCCATTATGCCGATGGTGGAAGGGTGCTTGATCATTCAGCCGAGGAAGGGCCTTCGGACTATAAGAATAACTTCCCGAGAGCTAAATACATGAATCAGGGCGGCCGGTCTTGGGGCAGTAATTACATCCCAGATCGGGACATTTACGACTGGCCCCGGAGTGATGAGTATAAGCGCGTTGAAGGAATGTCAGCAGGTGGAAAAGTCCTCGACCATTCGAATATTGAAGGGCCATCGGAGTATAAGAACAACTGGCCCCGTGCTCAGTATATGAATGAGGGAGGGAGAACGTTTGATAACGAATACGCTCCGAATAGAAGCACCTTTGACTGGCCTCGTGGGGATCTGTATGAATCAAAAGGAATGCATGAAGGCGGAAAAGTCCTCAACCATTCGAACGAAGAGGATAAGCATACCTATGGGAATAATAGGCCCTATTCGAAGTACATGAATCGTGGGGGCATTCTCAACCACGCTGATACCGAGGGTCCGGGCGATTATAGTAATAACGTTCCAGATCGGAAATATATGGAAAGCGGTGCCTACCAGCATGCTCCGAATTATATGTACCTAGGCGGCCAAGCCATGGGTCCTGAGACCTTTGACGAGGATACAGGGAACCCTAAGCATTTTAACTCCGCTGGCGAGCCTCATACGAGCCATAAGTATGAGGAGGAATGGCCAGAGGAGTATGAAGGCTTTGGTAAGATTCCAGGTCAGAAGAAGGTCAATTGGCCTGGGAAAGTGAAGAGCCTTGAAGCTACGGGCCGCTCGGGTCATGGCAATAGAGATGCAACTTCAGATGGGCCTCTCAGCACGGATCGGGCCTTCGGGAAAGCTCTTAAGAAACGACGGCTGTATAGCACGAGTCCCGGATGACGAACCTCTGGGACGCCTTCATCGAGAATGAAGCCAAGGAGTTCCATTTAGATCCTCTTTGGATCAAAGCGATTATTCTACAAGAGAGTGGAGGGAATCCGTATGCGTTACGTTATGAGCCTCATTTTATCTATTCTGTCGATTCTGATTCTTTGGCCCATACTCTGGGTATTTCTCTGGACACAGAGCATGTGACCCAGAAGATGAGCTGGGGACTGTCTCAGATGATGGGAGGGCTTCTCAGGGAGATGGGATTTTCAGGCTATATGGGGCAGATGTTTGTGCCTGAGACTGCCATCAGTTGGACGTGTAAACAGTTATCTAGATTGGCACTGTTGTCCCAGGTCCCAGCTGATCTCTTCGCTGCCTGGAATGGTGGAAAAGGTGCTCTGCACAAAGTGACCGGTCTTTACCCGAACCAGCAGTATGTGAACGAAACGTTAGCCCACTATCAGACGTTGAAAGGAACTTAAATGGACCCCGTCACTTTATCGATCGTCTTAGGCTCACTCCTGGCTGTCAGCGAGGGACTGGCTTTGATCCCTTCTCTCAAATCCAACTCGATTTTAGAACTGATTGTGAACACTTTAAAAAGCTTAACAGCGCCCAAGGCAGGCTCTTAATGGACTGGAGATGGGTAAGAGAGACTGGCATTCTCTTGTTCGGAGCTGCTGGGCTACTCTATTTAATTCTTTATTTTACGGAGGGCGCTTTAAGTCCAAAGTAGGATAAAAAAGAACAAATGGAATAAATATCTATAAACGAGTTGAATTTATTCAAAAAAATAATTCTCCACTTGTTCTTTTTTCTTGTCTTTCCGCTCTAGCTCTGGTACATAAAGGTGATGTGAATCCGATGATAACCCCTTTGGATTCGCAGGTTAATAAAATTGAAAGGTTGCTTTGTCTTAGGTTTAAGTTAAGCTATGAAAAACTGAATAAAGTTTGAGTAGTGCCAAACTTAAGATAAAACAAATTTGAGGCTCTCAGGCAGCACTACCCTGAGGGCCTTTTTTTTAACCTAGGGGGACGCTTTGAAGAATCCAGAACCAGGAAATTTTGCAGGAGTAGCTATGGAAATAGTAAAAATCTTAAGGAAGACGGCCTTAACATCCAGAGAATCTAAAATTGTCTGGTTTCTCATAGGGGAACTTTACGGCAATCTCCACGAGGAAAAGCTAATCAAGACTGAGGAATTCTCAGAGGGGACCGGAATGTCGGGTACAAAAGTGATCGAATCGATACACGCCTTGATAAAAAAGGGCGTGATCATCCGGCGTTCGACGACGCTCCTGGGTTGCTATTGGTATGCGTTTGATAAGAAAAAGTTTGGGAGAGTTTACGCTGTGGAGACCATCAAACCGGATGTCAAAGGGCTAAAACTATTGCAGGGCGGCAAAGGAATCATCTTCCCAAAAGAGTTATCCCCCAACGAAGAAATTCAGCAAGGGGACATTACCCAAGATGCAGGATGTCAGCAAGGGGACATTACCCAAGATCAGGGATCGACATTACTGATTTCGGGTAATGTCTCCCGATCAAAAATCTCACAGAGTCTTTCCAGAGGTGAAACCATTTCCCAGAGGCAAAAAGAGCTAGACGCTCATGAGGAAAGAAAACGGGAATATATCCCAAGAGGCGGTGAGTCTCTTCAATCGAAAATCGAAAGATGGAAGGAAGGAAAAGTAGGATGAAGGGCGTCCGTCTGATGACAAAACCAAGGAAACCCCTTCCAGGAGAAAAGGGGAATTCCCTTGGCCAGCTGCTCCCTGTTTTCTTCATCCGATTTTAAGAAACGTATGAAAGAAAGCCTGAGCTTCTTCCAAAGAACTGACGAACTGTCCATAGCCGCCCGACTGAATGACCTGATCCAGGAAAAGGTGTTGAGGAGTCGTTCGGTTTTGTCTGTGAAGCCTCTTCAGAGCCTGCGGGGTTTTGACCTCAAGAGCAAAGAACACCCCGATCCCCAAAGGAAGTCTGTAGACTCCGAGGATGTCTGCTGTACCCTGGATCACATAGGGATTCTTGTTCTTCCGAAAGATCCCCTTCCTCTGGTCGTAAATCCCCACTGTATTCACCTTGAAAGCAAAGCACAGAGGTTGAGCATTCAGCCAGCCCAGGATCAAAGTTTCAATTTGCTTCTCCGTCGGAGCTTTTAGTTTCTTCATTCTCAGAGAGTACTTGACAAAGCTAGCTTCGCAAAGAGACAACCCAAATAGATCCTAGGGGGCCTTGTGGTGAGGAGTTCCCTTGGATCTTCTTCCCCTTGAACCCAAGATTGGATCGTGTCCTGATGATTCCTAGAGAACCTCATGTCCTGCTTTGTTATAAGAACTTTAGTAAAGATTGCAACGCATCGCATATAGGCCTCGGAGTCACAGCAGGTTATACCGCTAAAACTTTAAATGGAGCTGGAATCTTCGCCGAAGCGAGGCCCATCTTTGGTGCCGATGATTTGGCTCTCTTTATCCAAGGACAGGAATCAGGTCCAAGGCCGGTCACTCACGTGGTCCTCATGGCTCAGTGGATACCCGTTCCTACGATTTCCCTTCTCTTGGTGAGAGCCTTTCCCCATATCCACTTTGCTCAGAACTGCCATAGCAATGTGGGCTTCCTCCAGGCCGAGCCCCCCGCCATTGATTTCCTGCGTGCTGCGATCCGGCTTGAAATGACCGTGCCTAACTTCGTGGCGGCGAGTAACAGCTTTCGCCTGTGTGAATCCCTTCAGCAGATGTACCGAAGTCCTGTGACCTACCTGCCCAATCTCTATTACCTTCATGGGAAGGAGCCCGTGAACCGGCCACTTTGGAATGGAGGCACTCTTCGAATCGGGTGCTTTGGCTCTCTGCGTATTTATAAGAACTTCTCAACGGCCATCGCGGCTGGCATTGAACTCACCACCCAGCTGAAATGCCATTCCGAGATCTGGATCAACTCAGGTCGCACGGATGGAGCAGGGAACGTGGTCTACAGGACCGCCTTGGCTTGGACGAAGGGATTGTCCAATGTGACCCTCAAAGAGCTTCCTTGGGCATCCTGGCCCGAATTTAGGCATATCGTGAGTGGGATGAATGTTCTCATGCAGCCCTCCTACACGGAAACCTTCAATAACGTGACAGCGGACGGCATTGCCGAGGGAACTCCTTCGGTGGTCGGTCCCTCAATTGAGTGGGTGCCTCACAACTGGATCGCAGAGCCGGATGATGCTTCCAGTGTGGCGCAAGTGGCTCGCAACCTGCTCTTTGACCCCTATGCCGCTCATAATGGCTATCAGGCGCTGAAGGCATATGTAGAGAGAGGACTCCCCTTCTGGAAGAAATGGATTAGGTCATGACCCGTTCTTTTTTCCTAACAGGAACTCAATGGTTTTATGCTGAGCCACAATAATTTCTTCTTTGGCTTTCAATCGTTTAAAAAGTTCATCTTGTATCATTTTGACCATACCCGGAGAGTCATCGATATCCGGGATCGGCATCGTTTTACTTTGTAATTCTCTCATCTCATCTTTAGCTAGCGTGGAATAATCTTTCATACTTTTCCTTTTGTCAGTTTCTAGTTTCCATGAAATGAATCGTCATTTTTAACCCAATCTGAAACTGGATTCTGTTTATCAACCACGCCGTAAAACCCTGACCTTCAGGTCGGGGATATAAGGCGTTGACAGCGAAGCTGTCATCTTGTATTTGTCTTCCAATGAGACGTTGAAGTTTAGATTCTTTCGAGAATTAAATGCCATTAGGCAGCTCGAAATACGGGACTAAATGGAGTCCAAAATTAGGCCTATCTCTCGGAGATCCTGGCAAACGGTAGTGGGTCATGACCATAGCTGTGTAACTCCTAAAAGGTTGTTTAGGAGCCTTTCGGTCGTGAAAGGCCCTCACGGGGAATCCCCTTCATTTATGAAGGGGAGGACGTCAAGGCTACAATATAGGTTTGACCGGTTAGCTCGCGGCTTATATGAAAATTCTTTTTGGCAGTTTTTGCAGTCAGCAAGCTGCTCGTACTCTTTCATACTTCTTTCTCGCCCAAAGTTAAAAGGTCATGAAGTGGAGTGTGATCAGTACTGTGCATATGATTACGGATGGCCATCTCGCGACATTTCAAAAACCCTGCAATGAAAGCATCTAGCCCCACTCCTTCGCTTTTTGGATCAATATAAGATTTAGCTGGCATCATAAATTCTTCTGCAAGCTTCTCGTATTCTTTCATACTTCCTTTTCTCCTACATTTTCAATATCTTCTAAGACTCTTCTTTTATTTGAGGTAGATATGAATTCATTTTCTTTCCTTCTCAACTCTAAAAATTCCGCATTGATCCTGGCATGTTCTGCATATAATTCAAGCTGTTTTACATTGTAAACGATCTGAACTATCCAACCTATGATATTTGAAATAATCGCGAAAAGTAAAAGATTTTCTAGAGTCATTTTCTATGTCCTGCTTCCATTATCTTTCATATCGCATCTTCGCTTTTCAGATTCACCAAGTTAGGAAGGTCAAAATTTCTATCATCCCTCGGATCATTCAGCATCCAAAGGTGCAGGCAATGTTGATGCAAATTAACATAATCTTTTTGTTTAGGAAACGTCATGCAAGCCTCTTCGTCTTTTCCCAAAAATTCATTTTTAACTTTCTTAATATCCATCCACGTAGGAATAGCATCCCACCTGGATAGACTCACATGAATCCATTCCACACCATTTTGCATCGTAGAGAGGGACCTCAAAACTTTTAGATTCGTTAACGTATGAAACCAGCAAGTCGCGCTGGCGTGATCACTGTCTAGAGGCCACATGAAATCTTTACCTTTCTTCCAAAAAGGAGACGGCTGTATCAACATACTTCCTTCCCTTTCTTCACCCAAGCTGTGACCGACTCACAAACCAGCGAAGTCCAAGTCAGTCCTTGTCGATCTTTGATCTTTTTCACTCTCTCAGCCAGTTTTCTAGGCAGGTAGACTTGGATAAGTACCGCGTCTTTGTCCATCTTTTTATATTTTAATTTCATCTTCAAGGAAGTAACATAATTTCATGAAATAAACTTCATGAAATAAACCTTGTGTTCTTTATTTTATCCCTATAAGACATCTTCATGTAGATTCCCTAGCTCCTAGGGATTTACCAATTCAAAAGAAGGGCCGGAGGAGTACGCAGACTATTCCTCCGGCCTTTTTAATCCTTGAATGAGAAGGAAATATGGAAAAAATTACGATCACAGAAGCATTATCTGAGATTAATCTGATTAAGAAAAAGGTGATCACTAAACAGTCCAAGATTGAAGGCGCATTGATTCGTGCTGAGCATCTGCCCGATCCCTTCCTTACGGAGGGCGGATCTGAGGAAATGATCAAGCGCGAGTACCAAGGGCTCCGTGATTTGAATCGCAGGCTTCAGACCATCCGGGCCAAGATCAGTCTGGCTAATCTTTCAAATGAGATTACGGTGGAAGATGAGACCAGGTCTATTCATGATTGGCTCATCTGGAAAAGGGAGATTTCAGCAGATCAGATTAAGTTCACCCATCGCGTTCATACGGCTATTGCTGGGCATATGAAGACTGCAGGAACTCAGCCTCAAGTATTTAAAGATGCCGAGGACAAGGTGAAGCTAGTGCAATACAAAGTGAATATTGACTATGCTGAGTGGTTGCAGCGCCATACAGTTTTAAGTGAGAAGTTAGAGAAGTTAGATGGTAAGTTATCGCTTAAGAATGCGACGATTGTTCTAGAGATTTAAGGAGGATAAAATGATTCATGATATCTATAAAAGTTATGAATTAAATAATCTGGGTCATCTTACAACTACTCATATCAAAGATTATTTTTCCGACTTATTAGATCATTTAGAAATTGCTTTGGGAAATGATCCCATCAATCAAAGAGAGTTTTGTATTTGTAAAACAAGATTACAAGAAGCTTGCTTTTTTGCGATCAGAGCAGCATCATTATGTCCTAAGAATCAGAAAAAGGAGTAAGTTTTAGATCCCTTCGGTAGAGAAAGAGAAAAGAAAGAACGACATAAAAATATAGGTTCAAATCCTATTTTCTCAGGCTTCTGAGAAATAGCCTAACGGTAAGGCACATTCATTTGGAGAATGCGGTCGCAAGACCACAAAACCTCAAAGTTGAAAGCTTAAAAGGCAAAGCGCAAAGTTTTTTATGTCAAAGAGTAAAGTGGAAAGCTGAAAGTTTTCTGAAAATCCGGAACTATTCCTGCAGCCCGAAAGGGCCTCATTCGTTGTTTGATGAGTTTCACAGGACCCGGCTTCTACCTGGAGGGACTTTTTAGGGAGGATAGGCTTTTTAATCCCCCCTACGGTCTGGGAACGGCTCTTCCTCCTCGACAGGCGTTAAAGGATCTTCCCAGGCTTCAGGAAGCCTTAAACTGTCTGAGACGGGAGCACCTGGGGGAAAGGACTCCATCGCCCAGCCCCAGGCCCTAAAATGGGCCATCTGCGCCTCATACCACCCTTCTGACCTCTGTTCGTAGAAGGCGGCTTCCTCCGCTTGATCCAGATCCCTGACACACGTCATGTAATGCCCTTCTGTCAGGGAGAGCGAGACTTTGTAGGTCGCAATCAAAAGGGAGGGATAATGCCTGAGCGGTTTATTTTCTTGAATCACCGTGTAAGTTGGAAATTGAGGTTCAGTATGAACCTGGTTCATGCCAAGAACCTGACTACTCCACAAACTCAAAATCACAGAGAAAAGGACTCGATTTTTCATGTTTCCCCGGTGTGAACAGCTCTCCGGTCTGAAGACCGGAGCTTCCCGGGATCCGTTCGGCATCGTTGCCTCCTCTCCCCCGATTCGCGTTTCCACGAGCTTGCGACCGTTGAGATATTCCACTCTTTTGTCGTCTGATTTGCTCTCCGCGCGCACTTTCCCGTGTTCCCCGGGTGACGTTATACTTTCTAGATTTTATAGGGGACAAGTGTGTGCGTCCCCAAACCGTATATCTCATTGTCAAAGAACTATGACCCATATGCCATACGGGGAGAAGGGATACAAGCCTAAAGGCTTGATCATCCTTGACCCCCCTCTAAAGAGGGGGGATTGCGGATGATTTCGGTTCAAACTCTTCAGCTGAGGCAAAACGGATTCCCCTGACTTTAAAGCCCTTCTTTCCTACTCCGGGAGAAAAAGGCTTGCAGACGCAGAGGAGAACTGGCACCTTAAGTCGTCTGGTTCCTCACAACAAAGAGGCCAGGAGGCGCGGCGTGTCTAATCCACACATCCATTTCCATTGAACGCGCAGCCTGGCTTCTGTTCCTACAGATACTTCTCGACAAATGTAACCTGATCTATAGAGTAGAATTTTTAAACCCCAGTTGTATAACGTATAAAGGGGTGATTCATGTTGAAAGCATGCCTTACTCTCATTCTCTTTTCTCTTCCTTTATCACAGGCCTTTGAATCCACTACTGTCTTTATGGATACGCCTATTTTTTATAGACGGTATATCGAGGTTTTGACTTTGTTTAATACAGGTCCTGAAATTTGCTTCCCTAATTTCTACACCATCGTGATTGATCTCAGAATCCGTTTGCCGAATCTCCCCATCCTCATGGGAGCCACCACGTTCCGTCTCATAGATGCAGAACGTGCCCATGATGAGGGCATCAGATGGGCCAGGTTGACCTATGCGCATCTGCGGATTACGATCCCTGAAGGAAGTGAGTCCATCCAGCTGATGTATCTCATTCCTACGTTAAGAAGGCAAAGCCCTATCCCAGGAGCACAGGCCCCTGCTGCCTCTTTATCTAAACGCTTTAGCTGGTCTAATCCTGGAACGCCTGAGGAAAAAGAAAACTGTTTGGACGATAGGAATCCTAAGCGCCGTAGATACGATGGCCCGGACGAAAAGACAGAAGACCCCATGTAACATTTATTCTTGACTTCTTCTTTCTTCTCTGTTACTTCTATCAGCTATGATCAATTTCAAAACCCTACTCAAAGAGAAAAGAATCAAACAAGTCGAACTCTCCATAGAATGCGGAGTACAGCCCTCCTCGATGTCCCAGTTCTTAAATGGAGTCAAGCCCATCCCTAGCAGGTACCACAAGAAGATCGGCCGCATGATCGGGATTTCTGTTACTTCCATTCAAAAACATAATGATGAAATATTAGAACGGAGAAATAAAGATTAAATGCTTGAAAAAGAACCTAGATTCACAACGCAAGAAGTTTGTGAGAGATTGAAAATTCCAATGTCTTTTCTTGTTGAGTTGACTCGTATTAAAAGAGGAAAACCGCCTCTTTTCGTTCCTCATTGGCCTTCTGAATGTCGGGGTAAAACTCATTCTGATTATTATTCTCTGCAAGATATCATTCATATTGGGGTTTTTGTAAAACTCACACAACTCGGATTTTCACGCTCTCTGATTCTAAAAATAACAACGCATGAGGAACCAAAAAATGGGAAACTATAGGAAAATAAATGATACGGTAATCGCCCTTCAATGGCATGGAAATAATTTCTATGAAATCGATTGTCAATTCCCTGATAGGGGATTGATGAGTAGAGACAATGACATCTTGATTCTTCATTTTCCATCGAGTGATCAGCTCATTAGAATAGGTGATTGGATTATCCAAGAAAACAGAGTTAGATATTACTATCGATGTACTGACATTCTTTTCAAGAAACTTTTTGTAGAATATGATGTGATCCAACAATTAAAAGACAAAAAGAAAGAAGAATTATTGTTGACTTCTATTAAGTCTTCGGATAATCTCCATTTATGAAAACGAATCAAACAAAAAAATCAGATCAGATCTTAATCCCAGGAACCTTGCAAGTACAAATAGAAGATGTTTTTGAAATCCAAAAAGATGGTTCTCCTTATGAAAATGAATTCATTCTCTCTGATGAGAGGGAACCTGACGAAATGCTAGGAGCCTATTATGAGTGAACGGTATAAATATGCTGACTATGATTACGAAATTGTGTCAGAAGATGACCGCACCGATTGGAATGATGATGGCCAAGATCAGGGCGATACTTGGCATGGAAATCCCTCCAGTCATGATCTCTTGAATAATAAAGGGGGGATTGTACATGAGTGAACGTTATAAGTGCAGTCAATGCCAAGGGACAGGAAAAAGGGTCGATCTAAAACTCTGTCCTCATTGCAGGGGTAACGGAACGACAGGCGATGTATTTGACTACCTAGTAGAGGAAGACCGGCACCAGCGTGAGAGTCAAAGAACCCCGTTCATGGAACCCTATAGGAGTGATCCCCATGACTGAAAAGCAAATCAAATGCCCGAAATGCATGGGAACCGGAGTGATTGAAAGTATCTCCCGCTGGCGTGCGCTGCCTGAGCAGAAATGCACCCTGTGCGATGGCTCGGGAGTGACAGGCCCTGCAACTGATCCCTCGACTGAAGAAGAGCAAGAGGAACAATGAGGATAATTAAATGACTGACCGTTATGATTCGAAGAAACAATGGGATGATTTTTTTAGTTGGACTTCCCAACTGATCGCTGATGAATCTTATAAGAAAGGCTATGAAGAAGGCTTTCAAGCAGGCAATGAACTGAATAATGAATTAATTAGCTTATTAAGAGTCCCTACCTACAAGGAGGAAGGATGATCACTTTTTTACTCTGGCTCCAAGGAGCTGGTTTTATTTTATGGCTAGCAGCTACTTTCTTTATGATTCAAGCGCAAAAGAGCTATCTGAAACAAGCCGAAGAATTCAACCAACTGAACCAACGATATGTGCGACTCATCGCAGAAATGGAATCCCGTGCACAGTGAAACATTAGGAAAACTAGCTGAAGCTCTCGCCAAAGCGCAGGGAGAGATGGGTCCTGTCACCAAGGAAGGAGTCAACCCCTTCTTTAAATCTAAATATACGAAACTGTGTGACGTGGTCGAAGCCATTACGGGACCTCTCAGCCGCAATAGCATCGCGATCTTGCAGCCCTTGCGCACTGAAGGAGAGGACTATTTTATTGATACCACCCTCATCCATACCTCAGGGGAATGGCTCACCTCTCGAATGAAACTCCTTCCAGGGAAAAGGGACATGCAGGGCCTCATGGCAGCCGCCACCTATGCCAAACGCTGCTCTCTAGTCGCCCTCCTTTGCTTAGGAGAGACAGATGAAAGTCCAGGCCCCAAAGACGATGATGGAGCTTCAACGGATCTCACTGAGAGGCAGCCTCGAATGAACGCTCTTTTCAAAAAGGCCCATTGGAATCGGCAAAAGTTGGATTATGCCGTCAGCAGAATCTCTAACGGAAGATCTCAAAAAGCCTCTCAATTATCTGACCAAGAATTTGATATTCTCTGCCTAGAAATAGAATCCGAAATCAAAGCCAAGGAAATCAAATGAGCCATGAACCCCATATCTTGAAACAACACGAATTCGAAGACCTCAAAATGCAACTCGGACTGATCCTCCGCGCCATCCTCTCCATCAGTGAGAACCGAGACGTGAATGATCAAATCGAGCAGCTTTACCAGGAAGTCAAAGCCATCAAATCTCTCATCTTCACTCTCTGGTGCTTTCAACTCGTCGGTATTTTCTCTTTCATCCTCTGGATGACGAAAGGTCAGATCTATGATCTATTACACCATCGATGAAAACCATCAAATCCATCCAGAACCGGACTCAATGAAATGGAATCTTTGGTTTCAAAAATCAAATCATCTTCGAATCGTAAAAAAAACTCAAATAGGTTCTATGACGGTGTCTACGGTTTTTTTAGGAATGGATCATAATTTTCGTGAACAGCTCTCCGGTATAAATACCGGAGCTTCCCGGGATCAGTTCGGCACCATTGCCTCCTCTCCCCCGATTCGCGTTTCCACGAGCTTGCGACCGTTGAGATATTCCACTCTTTTGTCGTCTGATTTGCTCTCCGCGCGCACTTTCCCGTGTTCCCCGGGTGACGTTATACTTTTTAGATTTTATAGAGGGACAGATTGTTTTCCCTCAAACCGTATATCTCATTTTCAAAGATCTATATTTCGTATGCCGCATCGGGAAAGGGAACGCAAGCCTAAAGGCTTGCTCATCCTTGACTCCGCCCTAAAGAACGGAGTTTGCGGATGAGTTTCGATCAAAAAGGGCAACCCATCCTCTTTGAAACCATGATCTTTGAAGGACCTCATGATCAAGAGTATCAAAGGAGGTGTAGTTCTTATGAATACGCGCTCCTCATGCACCAAGAGGGAATCAAACAAGCAGAAGAGTGGCTCAAATCATGAACCGCATTTACCTACAAGGGAACTTAGGCCAAGACGCAGAACTCAAACACGGCCAAGGAGGCAACGCCTACGCCAGCGTCAGCCTAGCCACCTCTGAGCGCCAAAAAGATGGCACCTACAAAACCACTTGGCACCGCATTAAGCTCTTGGGTCGCCTAGCTGAACAGAACGCTCCCCACATGAAGAAAGGTCAGAAGATCTTCGTCGAAGGGCGTCAATCTCATGAACCCTATGTCGATAAAAATGGTCAATCTAAAATCAATTCAGAAGTGATTGTATTTTCTCTGTCTTTGATTAAAGATCACAAACAGGAGGACAAATCATCATCAGAGGAAAAACCTACTTTTCAAACCTCCTTTGATGAAACTGATATTCCGTTTTAAATGCTCGCTTTGTCCGGGCAGAGGATGACTCATGTTACTTTGGATGCTCATTGTGTTATCCTCTGCCCATGCCGACTGGCTTCGGACCATGTCCACAACTCCTATCTCAAACCATAGGAATTTCTTCATCGCTACCTATTTGCACCGTGGTTTAATCGATTATTCCATTCCATCTAGTCAATTCCTCGTTTACATGACCATCGGCTATGACCTCCTTCAGCCCTGCTCCATTCTTTATTCAAAACTCTCCTTGACAGAAAAACAAAGCCGTGTGGATCATGAAGAAGTGAAAGAATGGATGATTTATAAATATAATATGAAGAATAAACCGACTGTGACGAAACAAAAAGAATGCCTTCACTCTCCCATCACTCTTCCAGACGAGGATGAAATAGAATCCATTCTCATAGAAGAGTCCTCCCTCTCTCAGGATGAGAAGAGGGCAAAGGACACTCCGTGATCGAACACGCATTTCTAGGCTGGCTGATTGTCCTTTTCATCATCATCCTTCTTTGCGGGGTCGGAAGAAAATGAAAAGAGTAGTTGACATATCCCCTCTTCTAGGATGGAATCACAGATCTATGGGGGCTAGAAAGAAACAATCCAACGCGTATCGTCCGTGTCGCAACCCTACTTGTACTACGATGACCAATCATAAAACAGGCATTTGCCAAGATTGTCGGACCCATACTTGTTCCTGCTGTAAGACCCCCTTCACTTCTCACTCCTACTTAGATCAACAGAAAAAACTCTGCGCCACTTGTCTGCGCATGTCCCCTGAGAAACGAGCTGAGCATGCCTAAGCCCAAGATTGGACGTCCTCTTTTACAAATCGATCCCAAACAAGTAGAAGAATTGGCGGCTATTAATTGTTCTTTAAAAGAAATGGCAGCTGTTCTTGATTGTGAACGCACCACACTTTATCGCCGTTTTGCTACAGTAATAGAAAAGGGGCGGGAGGTAGGCAAACAATCTCTCAAGCGAAAAATGTGGGAAGTGGCGATGGCAGGCAATGCTACGATGCTGATTTGGCTTTCTAAAAACATGTTAGGTTATTCGGATGCCCAGCCTTCTGCCATTGATGAAAAAGTGCAAGAATTCTCAGATAAAGCTGAGAAAATCAATGCCATGACAAAAGAACAACTCATCAACATGACTCAAAAACTTCTGAATGATCTCATTGCTGAAGTCGTCAGAGAGAAAGCCAAAAAGGAATCTGTACCTGTGTGATGGAAAATCTCAAGATCAGGCCCGTCGATGAACTCGACGAGGGCTATATTCTTTCCTCCTGGCTCCGCACCTACCATCACAATTCTTATTTCTGTAAGAAGATTAAAAAAGACATCTATTACCCTCATCATGAAGTCATTTTGAAGGGTATCCTATCCAGGCCCACCACGCGAGTTTGGATAGCTTGCAATGAACTCTATCCTGAAGTCGTCTTATCCTACTTGGTCTTTGAAGAAGGACCTAAACAAGTCATCCACTGGGTCTATACAAAGGACGCTTTTAAGAAGATAGGCCTAGCTAAGGAACTCTTCCTTCACTGCAAACTCGATCCCAACCAATGCTACTTCACCCACTGGACTTACTTTGTCGATGATATCATCGATCATTACCCGGAGATGGTTTATGACCCCTACAGAATTTGAGAATTGGGAATGTGAAGCGTTAGATAAAGATATCGCGTCAAGATGCACTTTCATCGTTCAATCGTTCGAAAGCAGATTCGATAATCTATTAGATGAAGAGAGTCGTTTTTTATTATGGCATTTTATTTATGATGGTTTTGACCAGGAGAATTTATGAATTTAGAAAAACCCTTACTCGTTTCACAAATCAATCTTCAAATCGGAGTGCAATACAATTTCAAAGTGCTCAGCTCCATCAATGCTGTGAAACATGAATGCGAACTCCAAATGTATCCCTGGGGAGTGAAAGTGATTCCCTCACCTCAGCTCACGAAAGCCAGTCCCATTGCAGTCTATGCCACCAATATTAAATGGATTGATTTGTATCCCGAATTATGGCCTGTCTTCAATGAACCTCTTCCTTCTTCCTCTCTGCCAGGAAAGAAGAAGTGATCGAGAATCTCATGCATGCCATCATGACCATCGTTGCAGTGATTGCATTAGGCTATTTTATTCATTTAGGTTGGGATCTGTTCAAATAGGAGAGGATGAATGCGAGGAATCTCCATCCAAGACCTCCATACCGTCTTAAAGAAAGATCCCGTTCCCTTTGCCATTGAAACATTCTGCTTCAAGGAGCAGATCGCATTCATCCAAGACCCAGCTCCCTTTAAAACAGCAGTGTGCTCTCGTAGATCAGGCAAAACCGTTTCCTGCGCAGCTGACCTCATTGATACAGCATTAAGGAATCCTAACCGGGTGTGCGTGTATATTACTCTCTCACGGCGTAACGCGAAACAGATCGTGTGGAATGACCTTCTTCAGATCAATCGCACTTTCAACTTAAAAGGTGAGCCTAATCAATCCGAACTTCATCTCAAATTCCCTAACGGCTCCGTGATCTACCTCTCAGGAGCCAAGCACAAAGCTGAGATTGAGAACTTTCGAGGGCTAGCCATCACTAAATGCTATATCGATGAAGCTCAGGCCTTTAAGCATCACATCGAGGAACTGATTGATGATGTGATCAGCAAAGCCCTATTCGATTATAACGGCACCCTGTGCCTGATCGGTACACCAGGTCCCATTCCGATGGGTTATTTCTATGATTGCGCTCATTCCGATCAATGGGCGAAGCATAGTTGGACGATGTTTGAAAATCCATACCTCCTCATCAAATCGGGCAAAACGCCCAAGGAGCTACTCGAACGTGAACTCAAAAGAAAAGGAATTACTAGCCAAGACGCAACAATTCAAAGAGAGTGTTTTGCCCAATGGGTCATCGATATTAATGCATTGGTATTTAGATATGATCCAATTCGAAACGGACATAGCCGAGAAATGGGTGTACTCCCTCGATGGGAATATGTTGTGGGTGTCGACCTTGGATATGAGGATAGTGATGCCATCGCCGTTATCGGATGGGACCCCACCGTTAAACATGCCTACCTCGTTTCGGAGCATGTTCGAGCAAAACAAGGGATTAGTGAACTCGCTCTCCAATTGGAATCAATTATTAAAGAATATGACCCACTCCGAATAGTCATGGATACAGGCGGCTTAGGTAAAAAGATAGCCGAAGAGATTCAAAAGCGTTACTCTCTTCCTATCAAAGCGGCGGAGAAAGTGAGGAAATTTGAATATATCGAATTGCTCAATGATGCTTTACGTACTCAGCGCTTCTTTGCACGTCCTTCCGGTCCTTTTGCTTCTGATACCGCTCTGGTGGAGTGGGAGAAGAATATAGAGAATCCTGAGAAGCTGAAAATCTCAGAGCGCTTCCATTCTGATATCGCAGACGCCGTCCTCTATGCCTTCCGTGAGTCCCTCCACTGGCTGTCCGAGGCTGAACCCATCAAGATCAAGAAAGGCTCTCCTGAGTGGATGCAGGAACAGATAGACAGAATGGAAGAAGTCGCGTTACAACAACTAGAGAATAAGAATGAGCACGAGATTTGGGGAGATTTGGAACAACATGACTACTGAAGGTGAACAATTTCTAAATGAATTAAAACATGAGTCTAGGTTCAGACTTGAAAGACTAGAAGAACATTTGAAATTAGCTAAGAAATATGAAGTCTCTGAGTTTGAAATGGATGGACTCAAAGTAAAATTTTATCCTCATTATTCTACTTTAGGATTAGGTAGCCTTCAGCCTCAATCTGTATCAGTTTCTCAAGCTACCGATATCGCTGAAACCGTGGCTGCCATTTCAAAAACCGACATGCCGCCTGATCATGAGATGCTTTTTGCAAGTACAGATACTTTTACTTTTGAGGGTGAAGATACAAGAAAAAGTGAATCTCAGTTATAGTTTTTAGTTTACAGTAACTCTTTAACAATCTCCGGGGGGGGATGATGACCATTGACTACACAAAATTCAACAGTGACGGTGCTCCTTCTTCAGGAGATGTCTATGCTCGGAAATGGTGGTTAGTGGATAAGACCGAACGAGCGCAAGCCATCTGCGGCATTGTTAAAATGCTTTCAGAATATGACTCAAAACGTCAGACGCAGTATCAGATCTCTACTCGCCTTTACGGCAATTCCAACTTGATGGGCTTAAATGGCCTGTCCTACTCCAAGATCGCATCCGTTCAAAACACCTTGAAAGATCGGATCAGTTATAACGTCGTGCAAAGCTGCATTGACACCGTGACAAGCAAGATCTCAAAATCAAAGCCGAAACCTCTCTTTCTGACTCAAGGCGGCGATTATAAGATTCAGCGCAAAGCTAAAAAACTCGATAAGTTCGTAGATGGCATTTTCTATGAAAATCATGCTTATACTCTGGGGACCGATGCGTTTCGGGATGCTTGTGTCTTTGGGGATGGGATCGTTCACGTCTTCGCTCAACATGGCCGAGTGGCCTGGGAACGAGTTATTCCCTCGGAACTCTATGTCGACCAAGTCGAGTCATTCTACGGATACCCAAGACAGATCCACCGCGTTAAAAACGTGGATAGGTCTATGGCCATCGATTTATTCCCAGGGAAAAAGCAGCTTATTATTGATACGATTTCGGCCTCCGCTGATCTCCTGGGAGCCTACCAAAATGTGGCTGACCAGATCACGATCGTGGAGTCCTGGCATTTGCCCTCGGGACCTGATGCCACGGACGGAATTCATACGATTAATGTACCCAATGGAAATCTCTTTGAAGAGAAATGGCATAAGCCTTACTTCCCCTTTGCTCACCTCAGATGGAACAAACGAATGTATGGCTGGTGGGGTCAGGCACTTGCCGAGCAGATTCAGAATATCCAATTAGAAATCAACAAACTTCTCTGGATCATCCAAAGGAGCATGCATCTAGCGGGCACATTTAAGATCCTTCTTGAAAACGGATCTAAGATCGTGAAAGAACACCTTTCAAATGATATCGGAGCCGTGATCTGTTACACAGGAAAAGTCCCAGAATATATTGTGCCTGGGATTGTTCCCATTGAACTCTATTCGCACCTTCAGAATCTGAAGGAATCAGCCTATGAACAATCGGGCATTAGTCAAATGTCGGCATTCTCTCAGAAGCAACCGGGCTTAGATGCCGCAGTAGCCATTCGCGAGATGTCCAACATCGAATCAGATCGCTTTATGACGGTCGGCCATTGCTATGAAGATTTCTATATGGAACTAGCGAAGCTGTCCGTCGCCGAAGGCCGTAGTATCTATGAAGAGAAGAAAGACTATAAGGTGATCTCAGTCCAAAAGAACTTCATCGAAACCATCGATTGGAAGGATATCAATCTCAGAGATGACCAGTTTGTCATGAAGGTGTTCCCCGTTTCCTCTCTCCCTCAAGATCCTGCTGGGCGTCTTCAGACTGTGCAGGAATACATTCAAGCGGGCATGTACACCATCCGCGAAGGAAGACGTCTTCTTGATTTCCCTGATACCGAGCAGATTGAAACTCTTCAGAACTCACAGGAAGACTATTTCCATAAAATCTTTGAAGAGATCATCGACGAAGGAACTTACACGGCTCCTGATGAATTTGATAATCTTGACTTAGGGAGAGAACTGGCTTTAGAGTATATGTCCCAAGGAAAGAGGAATGGGTTAGAAGAAGAGAAACTAGAACTCATTCGCCGGTTCATTTCCCAAATTGATCTTTTGATGGCCAAGATGGCTCCTGTCCCCCAAGAGCCGCCCTTACAAGCTATTCCCCCCGCTAATCCTGAGCCTACGCCCCAGTCTAATCTTGTTCCTAACTTGAGGGCTGCGTGAGAGAGATTAATTTAGAGAAGATGGAACGAGCATTCAAAGCTCGAAATACGTTTGAGGATCAAGATCGGTTAGAACGAGCGGTGATCATTTGGGAAAAGTTGGATAAACAATTAGAAGATGAAACGATTAAAGAATATGAAAAGGTCATTCATCAAAAAGCGATAGAGCGTGCTACTGAACTGCTCAGACAAGAAATGATGAAAGAGATAAAAAATGGGAATTAAAAACAAGACCTATGACACCCGCTATTTCACCTATTACCTGACCTTCCCTGGTGAAGAGAATGACCCTTGGATAGATCAAGTGCCCTTCATTCATGAGCTTCAGTTTGAGCTAAGAAATACGACCTTTGGTAAAGTGCCTGATCTAGCTAGGTCCATTCTCTTGACCGGAGAATGTGAATGGAAAGATCATAATGGAGTGAAACACCGTGTGGTGGTGGAAGAAACAGCTAGGCCTAAGAACTGGGGCAAACGCGGTTCATTAAGGATGCATTAATGGAAAACGAAGTGATCATCACAAAAACCCAGTTAGAGCAGCTCCTCTCCTATTACAAACTTTATGGGGTGGAAGAAATGAAATTTCAAAAGGATGACTTGCAAGAAACCTTAGAAACTTATGCGGTCAGTCCCTTAAAGATTCAGTTTCAAGAACAGTTTGGATGTTGCTCCATTCCATTCCACCTTTAAAAGAAAGGAATGAACATGGAAAATTTACTGAATATCCCAAGTACAATGCCAGTTGCCGAATCAGCACCAGAGGCCGCACCTGCCGTTCCTGAAGCTCAAATACAAGAACCTGTTCCCGAGAAAGAAGGACTAGCCAGTCCGAGACTAGCTGCCATTGCTCAGAAGGAACGAGCCATGCTCCAAAAGCGCATGGAAATGAAGCGCTATGATCAAGAGCTCAGGCACCGGGAGCAGCAGGTGAGGAATTTTGATCAACTCAGACAAAGCGCCAAGATCAATCCCATCAAAACATTAGAAAGCTTAGGTCTGAATTATACAGATCTCACGAACTACGTTCTGAATGGTGAGAAGCCTACCCCCGAAGCTGAGATCAATGGGGTGAAAGATGAGATCGAGCGACTCAAGCAAGCGCAGTATGAGAAAGAGCAGCGTCAGATTCAGCAGCAGGTCGCCGCAGCTCAGCAGGAATATGAAGAGCAGCTGAATGATTACAGGGAAGGCATCGCGGAATTCACGACGGCGAATGATACGGATTATAAGCTACTCAACGCCTATGACGCTCATGAGATGGTCCTAGCTACGACGCATGAGCATTTCAGAAGGACACGCGCTCAGGGTAAGCCTAAGCTTCTTTCCATGAAGGAAGCAGCCGACCTGGTAGAGGGTTATTTAAGGGATGAAGTGACCAAAGGACATTCCCTCCTTTCTCCTCCTCAAGTGCAGACTCAGTCTGGTCCTGATGAAGAAAGATCCACTTCTAAGACACTCAATAATCAGATGCTGTCTAGCGCTCCTTCGATGCTGACTCCTTCGGTGGAGAATGACCGGATTCGGCGGGCATTGGCCAAGTTAGGTTAAAAAATGAATGATTCTCAATCAATGATCATTCGATTTCTAGAATCTTTTCATCCTGAAACAGATACAGAACGCAAAGTCTATTATTTTGGTACTCCTTATCTAAGGATGCCTTCGGAAGATGCAATCGAAGTGTGCATTATCAAGAAATATACGATGAAGGAAATTGAGGAATGGTCAGGAAGCGAGGAGTTGAAGCCGGAACCTTTCGCATAGAGAGGAAGAGTTGCCGTGCTTGACTGTAAACGATTTACTGTAAACTAGAAAGAAACCCTAGGCCCCGCGCGACTGGGGCTATCCATATTTAGCCTTATATTGAGCCTAGCCATAGGGTCATCTACCTTTAGCGTGTCTCCAGTGGCGTCTGACTTTCACAGGATCTATATTATCCTTTTTAGCCGTAAAACCCCGTGGTTCAGCACGGGGATATAAGGCTTGCCTTTCTATTCCTACTGCGCTATCTAAGGTTTTTGTTCTTTGAAAATCAGGTATGCGGTTCGAGCGATAAAAATCATCTTTCGCTCGGTAAAATCTGTTAAGTAAATAGCAAACCCATTGAGACGTTGAAGGTCTAATCTGCTTAAGACTATTTTCCATAAGGAAGCTTGAGCGTAAAAGAGAAGACTGGAGTCCAAAATTAAGCTTACTCTTTGAGAGTGCTGGCGAGCTGCGGTGGGTAATGACCATAGCGGTGTAACTCCTGGAGGTTTGTTCAGGAGCCTTTCGGGCATGAAAGGCCTTCACGGGGAATCCCCGTCGTTTACGGCGGGGAGGATGTCAACGGACAACTCGCCCGCTACCACCGCTTTCCACGCCGCTAGGATTTCAGTTCTACCTACCACAAATTAAGATTGAGAATTGTAAAAAAGCCTCATACCTTACTCATGTGGTCCTCTTTCCCTGGGGGGAAGTGGTGAGGATCACACAGATCTTTCTAGAAACTCCATTCTATCAGGCCCGATCTTGAATCACGGGAACAGTCAAACAAAACGAGCCGTTTGCTCACATTCCGTTATTTCATTTTAGGAGAAATACAATGGGCGCCTATCTAGACCTCACCGCGATGAACGCGGCTTTGAAGGAACTCTATGATGGGCAGGTTGTTGAAAACCTCGTTTATGCTGATGGGAAATTGTCCGCCTGGAGAGGAATCTTTAGGTGCAGTACCCGAATAACGGTTAATAGCTAGAAGTAGCCAAGACCGTAGCGCCACTTAACAACGCGCTCGAACGACTGACAAGGGATGCGAGAACCGCATGATATACAGTCTGATCTTACGCATAACCCAAGAAACGTAAGCTAACATATTGAATCCTTTCTTAGCTATGGTTAAGAAAAACACTGACTTTGGTGGTAATATATTTGCTACCCTAGCCGCGTAAGCGGCTTGTACAAATTGGGCAAATACGGCAAAAGCTGCGACGCTAATGCCGTGGGAAGTTAGGCTTAACAACCGAAACCCCGTAGAGCGTAGACCCTGAACCATTTTGACAATAACAGTCAAGGTGAATATAATGGGTCCATGAGTGCCCGACACCCGCAAGGGTTGAAGACGTACGCCGACCAGCAAAATAAGGTTTGCACGGTTTGCAAAAAGGAAAAACCTCTCATTGATTTCTATCTAGTAAAAAATAGAACGGGATCAGTGAGGAGATCTCCCTGCAAACAATGCAAAAGCGAACTTTGTAGAAAGTATTTTGAAGAGAATAGATTTGAGATTGTCGAACGTAGAAGGCCCTATCAGAAAAAATGGCAAGATAGGCAGCCTAAAGAACGTGGACAAAGGATTAATCAATCGCGTAAAGAATACTTTATGAGATATCACCGCCGCAAGCGCGCAGATAAACTCAAGGCCACGCCTCCGTGGGTGACCAAAGAGCATTTTTTACAGATGCGAACTTTCTATTTAAATCGCCCTGTAGGATATCATGTGGATCATATTATTCCTCTGAAAGGTAAAGCCGTAAGAGGTTTGCATGTCCCCTGGAACCTTCAGTACTTACCCGCGAAAGAGAATATGCGAAAAGGTAATCGCATAGAATAAGCGGCTGATGTCAGGATAAAAAGCCTGACGGAAACAGTACAGAAATATAAGCCAGTTCCGATTATCACAGGCGTAAGCCAAGGCCGATCCAGCACGTTTAGCAACGCGCAGGGAAATCAATCACCTGTTCAAATTGAATCCTTTTTACTCACCCGTTCGAGTGACTATTCCATAGCCACTTTGGACAATCAGACGATGCTAGCCAGCCGGACTGATAAGATGGCCTTCTTAGAAGGCTCAAAATTAGTCATCGATGGAGCGATTCGGTCGATCACTAATTCTCTTGCTTCTGCCTTGTTCCGTTCAGGAACAGGCTCGATTGGTCAAATCCTGACCATCGCGACGACAGGCGCAGGTCCGTTTACATCAGTTGTGCAGCTGGTCAATGCAGCTGATATCGTGCAGTTTGAAATCAATATGTATCTGATCTCGACTCTCACCGATGGAGGTACACCCTCTACCGATGTAGGCGTGATCACAGCCGTCAATCGCAGTCTCGGGCAATTCACCTTCACTTCACCAGCGACTCCATCAGCGACTTGGGTAACCAATTCGTTCTTGGTCGTGCAGGGCGATAGTAACCTGAAAGTGAAAGGCCTCTCGGCTTGGATTCCAGTGACACCTCCTGTTGCCACTGATTCATTCTTTGGAGTGAATCGGTCAGTTGATACAGTGCGTCTAGCCGGTGTGACTTACAACGGAACTGGGGAATCAATCGAGGAAGCCCTGATTGACTCTAGCTCGCTTTTAGCAAGAGAAGGCGGGAAGCCCAATGTATGTGTGACTAATTTTGGCAGCTATTCGGCTCTCGAAAAGAGTTTGGGCTCGAAAGTTCAATACATCGACCTCAAAGGCCCAGCTGAAATCGCTTTCCGAGGCATCATGGTCAATGGAGCGAATTCCATGATCAAGGTGTTCCCTGATCGCAATTGTCAGGTATTCACTGGTTATCTTTTACAGATGGACACTTGGTGTTTGGAATCCTTGGGTGAAGCGCCTCAGATCCTTCGCTACGGCGATGGGCTAGAGATGCTTCGAGTTTATAATGCAGATGCGGGCGAAGTCCGCGTTGGGTATTATGCGCAACTGAGAACGAATGCTCCAGGCTGGAATGCTGTTGTGCAGTTTTCTGCTTAACGGTCTGCTCCACTCGGGTGAAGGGAGAGTTTCCGGCCCCCCGGTCTCTTCCTTCACCTCTTTTTAAGAAAGGAATTTTATGGCTATTACTGCAACGATCTCATCTAGCCCGACCACGCTTTTGATCAATCAGCCGTGTACGAACACACTGATCATCAATAACTCAGGATCGGGTGCGCTCAATGTCATTTCAGTCACTCCCTTTTGCACCTTTACGGGAGACACGTTCAGTGTTGTGTCCGTAGCTCAGGGAGTGGTCAATTTAGGTCCCGGAGCTGCCATTGCGGTGCCTGCGGGTGGGACGTTAGGACTCTCTTATCAAACCACCTTCTTTGCTCCCTCCACAGGTCCGATTGGAGCAGGAACAGGCACGTATTCGATCACAGCTAGCATTGTGTGCAGTGATGGAAGCGTGACGACTCCGACTGCCTCTACCGTCACTGTGAACCCTCTACCTCTTCCCGTCACGGAACAATAAGGAGCGACTCATGTCTAATGCAATGTACCGTCAGTTTTTCTATACCCGGCATATCACTCCCGTTCTTCTCGATTGCAATTTCGTGATCGATTCGACGAATGGAAATGGACTCGGTCAACGGAACTTAAAAGGACCTGGCATTTTCCAGGTTTTTGGTCACTCCACAGTTCCTGTAGCAGGTAATAATGTTCCGGTAGGTTACTTCAAAGTGTTCTTGGATGGGTCGTTTTACAAGTACTATGGCGGCTTTAGTGGGTTTGTGACTCAGACGAGTGGCACGCCTATTCTGGTCACTGCAGGGCTGACCGCAGGGACTGTTTATATCATCACGGTAGTAGGGACAACGACTCAAGCCAACTGGCAGCTCTTAGGGGTTCCAGCCGGAACTGTGGCCCAAGTCGGTGTCTCCTTCATTGGGAACACTTTCACAGGCACAGGCACGGGTCAGGTTCAGATCCCTGCTGTGAATGGAGCTGGGATTCAGTACCTAGAAGTCGTGGGAGATCCGAATACGACTATTCAGCTGAATCCCCCAGGAGGCGGTCAGCATCCCTACATTCTGGTTCGCACGATGGAAGGATCGCCAGGAGTTGCCACCGCGCCAGCCAATAACTCAGTTTTAGGCATGAGCTTTTATCTGAGTAACTCATCCGTATTGGTCGCAGGAGAGTAATCATGATCATCCCAGGAAACAGAAAAACCGTATCTGTCATTTTAGATCGAATGAAGCCTGACGGCTCTGAAAGAATGGGGGAGATGAAGCCCGAGGAAGAAATGGAGGAAGGTTCAAGCGCCATGAAAGCCATCTGCGAAGATATGATCATGGCGTTTGAATCTAAATCCGCACACGATCTCATGGAAGCGATGAAGGCTTTTCATCACGAGATGCGTAATCAAGAAATGGAGTAGGACATGTCCACTTCCACGACTTTGACCCTCACTCAGCTCATTGCGGCGGTGAGACAGCGTGCTGACTTCGTGAATTCCCAATTCGTCACAGATACCGAGTTAACGAGCTATATTAATCAATCCTATTTCGAACTCTATGATTTGATTGTTCAGTGTTATGGGAATAATTACTATGTTCAGATTCCCTATACCTTTGTGACGGACGGGGTGAATCAATTCTTTAATCTGCCCGCTGATTTTTATAAGCTACTCGGCGTTGATTTGTCTCTTTCAAATGGACTGAATCAGGACTCTTGGGTGACAATCAGGCCTTTCAATTTCTCAGATCGCAATCGCTTTGCCGTTCCTAACTTCCAGTCTTTCTATGGCGTCACGAACATGAGGTATAGGCTCAATGAGAATCAAATCTGGCTGACTCCTATTCCATCAGCCAATCAGACGATGCGAATTTGGTATATCCCTGAACTCATCACTTTGGTAGCTCCTACCGATACACTCGATCAAATCAGCGGTTGGGGGGAATACGTGATTGTGGACGCCTGTATCAAAGCTCTAGCAAAAGAAGAGAGTGATACGAGCGTCTTTGTGAATCAGAAATTAGCTCTGATAGAACGCATTGAAGCAGCCGCAGAGAATCGAGATGCAGGCTCTCCGACGGTAGTGGCGGACAACCAATGGGGAGATCTCTGGTGGCCAAGTGGAAGTGGTTCAGGCTCCGGACAGGGGTTCTACTAAATGACCATTAAAATTCCTTGTGAACAGCTCTCCAGTCTGAAGACCGGAGCTTCCCGGGATCCGTTCGGCATCGTTGCCTCCTCTCCCCCGATTCGCGTTTCCACGAGCTTGCGAAGGTTGGCATATTCCATCCGTCCCTCGTCTAAATTGCTCTCCGCGCGCACTTTCCCACGTCCCGTGGGTGACGTTACTTCCGCTTGTATAGCGCAACAGGAGCTGAAAGGCAAGCGCGATCCTCTCCCTCAAGGGAGAGGTTTGTGCGCTAAGGAATCCTTATGATTAAAATTCCTTATCAACAAACAGAAGATAGGCAGTTCAATCAGTTCCAACAAGCTCTGGGAGCGTCTCTCATGCCGATCCTATCTAATCCCATTGCTGCATGTATCATCTTACAAAATGTCATTTTAACGACTGGATCAGTCAATCAGGTCCCGATCATGATCGGTAGAACTTTGCAAGGATGGTTCATCGTGAGACAGAACGCGCAGGCTAATATTTGGGATTCTCAAGCCACGGAAACCAGTCCCACGGAATTTTTAGCTTTAAATACAACTGCGAATGTCACCGTAAATATCGCTATCTTTTAAGAAAGGAAGAACCCAAGTGCCCTTAAGCCCTCAAAAACTAGCAGTCTCATTTGATAAGGGCTTGAATACGAAGGTGGATCCCAAGCAGATCTTGCCCGGCGAGATGTTAATTCTTCAGAACGGTATGTTTATTTCCCCAAAGGAGATCACCGAAGATGCGGGGTCGATGGCCTTATCGACTTTGCTTTACAATACGCCGGGCAATATCACTGCCGGGAATTCTATTCACCAGTTCCAGAACGAACTTATCTTATCAGATAACGAATATCTCTACAACTTTAGTGAAACGGAACAGAAGTGGGTAGCTGTTCAGACTCCAGGGGGACAGAGGCTTTCTCAAAAAGTTGCTAATTCCATCTCATCCCTTCCTGTAGGATATAATGCGGCCTTTGGCAGTGGAATTGGAATGGCGAGAGATCCGGTCACAGGGATTGAAGCTTATGTATGGGGGGGAAATTACCTCACTGGCCAGCCGGGAACGAATATTACTTTTGTCCTTTTAGACACAGTGAATGGAACAACGCTTTTTCAGACAACCTATAACGACGGGTTAGGGGCTTCGAACGAATTTGGATTTAACGTATTCATCTTTGGAACGATCTTTTATTTCACGGTTCAGGACTCAACCACTCCAAATGTCGAACTCTTCAATATTAATTTCGCATCGGCGACGCCGACTCTAAGCGGTCCAACGCTTCTTATCCCCACTACGTCTGCCATTCCTTCGGTGGTAGGAGTGCAGTCGGCTACTCAAGCTTACACCTTATCTGCTGCAGCAGGCGGTGGGGTTTTCCTCAATTCTTATTCTTCAAGCATGATCAATACAGGGACCGTTGCCATAGGTGGTGCAGCTACAACGGCTCTTGCTCTTGCGATTGACCCTTCGGGGAATCTTTATCCGATGTGGTTTGATGGATCGAGCGTCTGGATGGGGATCTATTCGCCTACTCTTGTCGCGATCATACCGGCAAGGGCCATCTTATCGAGTGCCGCGACCGTTCAGCTCGCTGGAACTTGGATTAATACTTCGCAATTTTATCTTTTTTTTGAATCAGCGATAGGAAGTGCTCCCCACTTAGTGACAGAAGTGATCGTATCGCTTGCTACGCTCGCGGCAAACATACTGCTTAGTCTTTTTAATGTGAGACTGGCTAGCAATGCCTTTTTATATAATGGTACTGGATGTGTCGCCATTTCGTTTGTGGATATGGTGCCTGTTGGAACCGTGCAAGTCATTGATCAAGCTCTTTATGTCGTCCTCCAGTTTACGGGGGTAACCCTTGCGACTGCAACCTATACTCAGCTTTTTAAGTTCTCTGAAAATACAGCGGGAAGGCCTTCTGTTAAGCTTTACAGTGTGGCTACGATTGGAACCACACAGGTTGTGATTCCTTATCTAAGAGCAGTTCAAAATAGCGCGGTAGGTGGAGTAATCACCAATTTCTATAATGTGGACCGATGCTTAGACACCCTTTTTACAAGAATTAGATCCGTTGAACTCGGCGATAATTTGAACCTTTCGGGTGGCATTGTCAGTATCTATGATGGGTTAGGCGTTGCCGAGAGCGGCTTTACTGTGTTTCCGACACAAGGAGCTTTGACGGGGAGTTCAACGACGGGCGGATTTATTTCCTCAGGTACCTACAGTTACGTTGTCACTTATGAATGGATCGATGACGAAGGGAACCTTCATCGTTCAGCTCCAAGCGCCGGAATTCCTGTTGTGGTAGGGGGATCAACTACTACGGAAACATTATTCTTGACTGTGAACGGAACCTCTCTTTCTGAATTCTATAAGATAAGAAACATTCAGGTGGTCTTCTGGAGGACTCAAAATGGAGGAACAATTTTTTATAAGGTCGGTTCAAGTCCTAATTTAGACGATCCCGTTTCTTTCACAGATATCAGTAGTGACGCAACGATTGCAAATAACACTCAGCTTTATACGAACGGGGGAGAGGTAGAGAATATTGCTCCGCCTGCGTCCGATATCCTCGTGCCCTTTAAGAATAGACTCATTGCCGTACAGGCCGATACCCCGCTTACGTGGTGGTATTCTAAACAAGTAGTGGGGGATTTCCCAGCCGAGTTCTCTGACCTCTTCACGCAGAATGTGGATGAACTGGGCGGCCCTATTCGTGCAATGGGAGTGCTCGATGATAAGTTAATTCTGTTTAAAAATTCAAATATTTTCTATGTAATCGGTGATGGCCCGGCGCCTTCAGGAGTCAATAATGATTTTAGCTTTCCTCAAATTATTACTAGTGATGTGGGATGTATTAATCAAGACTCTATCGTCACTATTCCTATTGGACTCATCTTCCAATCGACTCGAAAAGGGATATTCTTATTGGGTAGGGATTTAAGTTTGACTTACATTGGGGCTAGGGTGGAAGAGTTTAACTCTTTTCTAGTGACAGGATCATCACTGCTGGCCAATACAACGCAAGTGAGACTGAGCCTGAATACGAATGTGATTCTGATCTATGATTACCTAGTCAATCAATGGGCGATTCATTCAGGCCTCTCTTATGTGGACACGACGATTTATAAACACCTTTACACGGGGCTACAATCCAATGGAGTGGTTTTAGAACAAACGGAAGGCCTCTTTACGGACAACGGAGTGCCCTTGGCGCTGTCCTTGACGACGGGTTGGTTCTCCTTTGCGGAGTTAGATGGGTATCAACGGGTCTGGCGTTTTGTGTTTCTGGCAACTGCCGTGAACGCGACGTCCCTCCAAGTGACTACGGCGGTTGACTTTGATCCTACGCCTGTCCAGACGGATGTGATCCCTATCCTTGCCAGCACAGTTCCCCAGGATTTTAGAATTTTCCCCATCTTTCAGAAGTGTACGGCCATGCAGATTACTATGGTAGAAATCCCTACAGGAAGCGCAGCAGGAGGCCTCACTTTATCGGGCCTTTCTTTTGATCTTGGGGTTAAAAAAGGTGTCAGGAAACTACCTGCTGCGGTTAGTTATGGTTAAGGAAAGGACAGATTTATGAATTTTGGAGATATTCTAGGATTTCCAGTCAACACAGCAGCTGCTGGTTTAGGGGCTTTAAAAGGCAATACGAGAGGTCCTTTAGGAGAAGTGGGTGGCCTTTTAGGCTTACAATCTGACTATCAAGCCAATAATGAGTTTGATCCTTATGGCGAGTTTCTGAGGAATAGGGCGGAGCGAGATCAAACCTACGCTCAGCAGCAAGAACTGAACTCAATGCTTCGCAATCAAGCGCAGTTTGGTTCAGCCTTGGCCCAAGCTCAGTTAAGAGCTGCCACGGATCAGAACATTGCTCAGCAACAAGGCCTTATTTCCTCTCAGAAGGGTCTTAATCCCGCTTTGTCGGGACGCCTAGCCTCCCAGAACGCGACCAATGCCAATCAACAGGCAGCTAACCAGAGCGCAATTCTGCAGGCCCAGACACAGCAAGCAGGTCAACAAGGACTGATGCAGAATCTGAACGCGCAAGGCAATCATGCTCTCGGTTATCAACAAAACCTCTATGGAGCGCAGAATGCTAATAACCAGATTAATGCAGGCGTCTCAGCAGCTAATGCAGCGTCCAATCAGGCTCTCTTCGGAGCAGGAGCTAAAGCGGGAGGTGAGGCTCTAGGGATCAAAGGAATAGCCGGAAAATCCCAAGGAGGAGAGATCGAAGGTCATGCAGAAGTTGCAGGGGATTCAAGACAAAATGATACTGTCCCTACCATGCTCTCTCCGGGAGAGATCGTGATCCCCCGCTCCAAAGCTCATGATCCAGAGCTAGCCAAAGAATTCATCGATCACTTGATGCGTGAGGACTATGCACACGGTGGAAAGGTGAAAGAGCCTAAGTCCTATGGATCAGTTCTAGCCGCGCAGCAGAAGTTAGAACAGCGGTTAGCTCAGTTAGAAAAGAGACTAGGAGGTCATCATGCCAGATAATGCAGCAGAGCTGCCCTATGACGTCTTAGATGAAGACGAGACTACCTTTAAGGTCAAAAAGCATGCCGATAACTCCGTTTTTCAAGTCGCCAAGAAGGGTCTCGATCCTGCTGCTATCCAGCGCCTTCAAAGTCTCAAGGTCAAAGAGCCTGAGAGGGCTCCAGCGGCTCTAGAAGATGACATGGCAAAGCTGAATGAGGATGTGAAAGCGTTCTCTCAAAATCAGGCGGCTGCACAGCCGGTTGCACCTGTTCCAGCTCCTGCTCCCTTACCAGCGGCTCCCGTCCAGTCCAGCGCTCTGCCTTCTCAGGCAGTGCAAGAGGCTCCTGCTCTCCCTCTCACTCCTGCCATGATCAAAGCCAATGAAACGCTAGCTAAAGAGATCGGAGAAGTGGGCATAGAAAAAGCAAAGACGAAAGAATTTCAGGCTACCCTCAAAGCTCAAACTCTGGAACAACTTCAGCAAGCTCAAGTGGCAGAAACTATCGGTACCTTTGAGGCCAATTATAAGAAGTTCGAAAGTGAGATAGAAGCCATTCAAAAAGTAGTCAGAAACGGAGTCAATCCCAACCGCTTCTGGCAAAGCAAATCAGATGGAGATAAAACGCAGGCCATCATTTCGGTCCTTCTCTCAGGTTTTGGAAGCTCTTTGACTGGTCAAGGAGGCAATGCGGCATTAGATATCCTCAATCGCAACATCGACCGGGATATTGATTTACAGAAAACAAACATTCAGAATGCCAATTCTCTCTTTAGCCAGAACGTAGCCCGGTTTCAGAATGAAAACTCAGCCATCCTCTACCGCCAAGCTCAGTTGAAAGCGGTCACGGCCGCGGCCATCGAGAAGGCAGCGGCTCAGTCAGGCAATCAGCAAGCGCAAATTCGGGGAGCTGAGGCCACAGTGAAGCTCAATCAAGAAGCCCAGCAACTCCTTCAGCAAGTGGCAGCCCAGCAAGCAGAAGCTAAATCCTTGGGCATCGCAGGCATTGAACCAGGATTTGAAGAAGGAACCGAGCCTTACTCCCTCTTAAAAGAGCCGGAATATGCCAAAGTCAGAATTGGAGTGGAAGGAGCGAATGGCAAGAAACGTTTCGTAAGAGCCAATACGCCCGAAGATGCTAAGATCGTGAAAGACTTCCAGCAAGAATTTACGCCTGTTATGGATATGCTGGATCAAATCAAGACATTAGCTAAAAGTTCACGTTGGGCCACTTTTCCTTTGAAAGATAAGAGAGCCAAGATTCAATCCATCGTGGCAAAATTGCCTTTTGATCTTCAGAAAATGGAAGGACTCACGCGCCTCAGCCATGAGGATATTGATCTCCTTCAAAAGCAGTTTGGAAATCCAGCTAGCCTTCTTGATTTTAACTGGGAAGCTAAGAATGATCAGTTAGCCAAAAACCTGAAAAATAAACTGCAATCGGTTTATGAAACAAGATTATTTAATTATAAACGTCCTAGAAACCAATTAACCTCCTTTACCGAAGAGGAGCCCTAATTTGGCCCAGGATCAAGCCCTCCTAGAACCGATCAAGAAAGCCCGAGTCCAAGGATTTGATGGCGAAGGCCGGTATGGCTCCATCGATGCTGAAGAGGCAGAAGATGCCATCCCTCGCGGCCTTTTTAGGTTGGCAACTCCGGATGAGATCAAGAAGAAAACAGATGAAAAGGTGTACCAGGAACGGCCTTTGGGTGCGGGTGCCCTCTCAGCTGCCAGGGCTGCCTCCTTTGGCCTCTCTGATCAGGCGCTGACCAAGACAGGCCTCATCAGTCCTGAGACTTTAGCAGGTCTTGAGGAATACAATCCAGGAGCAAGCCTAGCAGGTGAAATTGCGGGCGTTGCAGGCTCCATGATGGTTCCTGGGCCCAATCTCATCAAGGGAGTCAACCTCTTAGGCAAAGGCGCTTACAACCTCACCAAACCTCTCACAAAGCCCGCAGCAAAAGCCGTAGCAGATCTCATCTCCCATCCTGGCACGGCTAAGTTTGTCGATGCGGCCTTAACGAAAGTTCCCGCCGCTATTGTGGGCGGTATTGTCGAAGGCACGTTCTATGCCACGGGGAGACTCGTCACCGAGGAAGCTTTAGGACATCCTGAGATGACAGGAGAAGAAATCTTGTCTTATGTGGGAGGAACTGAACTCCTGACAGGAGCCATGACAGGAGCTTTCAAATTAGGAGGAGTAGCCCTTCCCTACGCTGCCAAGGCGGCAAAGACAGTAAAAGAAAATCTCCTTAAGAATGTGGCTAAAATTTCTTCTTTTCTTTCTAATAAATCCCTTGAAGATATTGAATTTGTCATTCCAAGACGTGCTAAAACGCTTGTCAATGCAAGTAAGCAAGAAGATCTTGTCCGTAAAACCATGCAAGAAACTGATTCCCTTATCAATCATATAGATGATTTAGAAAAGAAAGCCTTCCAAGAAATTAGACCTTTAGAAAATAAAGAACTTCTGCAAAACATAAATAGAAAGAGTGCTAGGAATTTTGCGATGGCTCAATTCCAAAAAGCCGTCGATTTAGTCAATGAAATGATTGAGCACAGTGCACTTTATAATGCCACGAGTGAAAACATTCCTCATGCTGCTGCCCAATTAAAAGCTTTGATTAATGAATTTACTGGAGAAATGAGTAAGGCAAAAAGTGCTCTTGATGTTTATAATGTTTTGACTGGATTTCGTCGGGCAGTAGATGATCGCATTGTTTTTGATACTATTATCACAGGTCCTCAAAAATTAGCTCAGGCTAAACTGAGGGGGCTCAGAATAGAACTCAAGAATGCTTTGACCAATGAAGAAGTATGGGGCAACGCAGGAGCCCGAACGGGTGCCTTTAATGAGGCTTATAATGAATTTAGAACAGCTGCGAAAGAGTTTAGGAAATTATTTACTTATAAAAAATCAACTAAAACGGGCCATCTTGAATTTGAGTTAAATCCTGAAGCTTTTAAAAATTACCTTGGGCAATCTGGAAAACTGAGAGGGATTAGAAAAGAAGATGCCTTAGAAGATTTCTTTGAAAGCGCACAAAATTTCATTGATCAGTTTGAACTTTCTAATGAATGGGCCCATAATCAAAAAACTCTTTTCTCTTCGAAATTTGATAAAGAAATAGGAAAAGAACTCATTTCAAAAGCAACGAACCTATCTGAAGAATTGCTTGAGCAAGGCGCGCTGAATCGTGCCACGAATAATCTCCTTTCCGGCAAGCATAACGTCCCCATTGCGGAAGCTGTCAATTTGGGCACTATTGCAGTCAATCCCCTCCTAGGAAGTTTGATCTACGCAACCAATACTTTATCTGACCCTGGCCAGCAATTACGTCGCTTAGCCAAACTAGAAGCATTCCTCAATCGAACCCGGCATGAGATCAATGCTAAAACCAAAGCGCTCTTCAAAGAGGGGCTCAAAGAACCAGCTGCGGCCTATTTAGCTTCCAAATTGGCTCATGAAGAGAAAGTAGAAAAGAGCCAAAAGCTCTTTAAGAAATTCAATCAGTATGTAGCTGATCCAGGTTACCTCGTTGATGTCCTGACCGAGAACACAGAGGTGATCAGGGATGTAGCGCCCAACATCACGCAAGCCATGCAGGTCACCACCTCTCGGGGAGTTCTTTTCTTACAAAGCAAGATCCCGCAAGAAGGAGAGAGGAGACTTCTCTCACGTCCTCTTGACCCGAGCCCTGCCGAGTTGGCCAAATTTGGCAGATATCAGCAGATCGTAGAAGACCCGGTATCCGTCCTCTCTGAGCTGAAGAATGGCACACTGACAGTCGAACATATGGAGGCCCTCCTTTCTGTTTATCCTACTCTCTATGGACAGATGAAAGAATCGGTATTGAATGATTTTGTGAATCAATCAGAAGAGGAAAGGGATTCTATCCCTCATTCCCTGAAAGTGAGTCTGAGCCTTTTCCTGGGTGAGGATTTAGTCTCGACTCTATCGGCTGAATCGATCTCAGCTAACCAACAAACGCTGATGGGTCCTAGCCAGCAGCAAGAAAAACAAGATCAGATGAGTGCTGAAAATCAGGGAAGAAAAAAGGCGACAGGGCAAAAGGGATTAGATAAGCTCAATCTCAGTCAGGAAATCAAAACGCCGATGCAAAAGGCGGAGTCGCGATGACTCATATACATCCCTGGGGGGAATGATGGCAGGAAAAAAAGTTTTTAAAACTCCGACTTTACAAGCTGTCATTCTTCCTATGGCGACTTCCTTTACGACACCTGCTCATGAAATTGAATGGGGCGATAATGTGAGTTTTCAGATTAATGTGGTCTCGACAACTTCCACTGGGACGTTCGCGGTTCAGGTGAGTGATGACTATACGATCAATTTAAATAATCAGGTTTCCAATCCTGGAAATTGGATCACACTCACTCTTTCTGGAACTCCTACCTTAACGGGCGCGTCTGATCAAATTGGTATTGCTCTGATTGGACTGCCTTATACTGCTATCCGGTTAGCTTATACTTCAACCGTAGCGGGTGATGGAATAGCTACAATTTTCACAACGACAAAACAGGTCGGGAGTTGATGAATTATGTCCCAAAACTATACATGGCCCGCGACCCTAGCCATCTCATCTAATCCCTCAGTAGGGCCTAATGGTGGTCCTATCCAGCCTGATTCGACTCTCATCGCAGGGGAAAGCCCGACAGGCACGCAAGTTCCTGTCCAGGTGAATCCTGCGGGTGATTTAATCCTCGCTCCCTTGACGCCTAGCTCGGTAGTGACTGCAAACCAAGGAGCACCGAACACGGTGGCCAATGCATGGCCCGTTGAGATTTCGGATGGAGTCAATGTGGCAGGGGTAGCGCCCGCAAGTACGGCAGCAGTCACTACCCAACCGGCGGAAGTCGTTGCCCTTTCCCCCAATACCCCATTACCCGCCGGGACAAACGCCTTGGGATCAGTGACCGTCAGCGCGGGTCCTGTCCTTCAGGCTGTGAATATCGCGGATTATGGCGGAGTGGCAACCAGTCTCGGACCAAAACTGAGCGCCGCTAGTATTCCAGTTGTGATAGCCAGTGATCAATCCCCGATTAATATGGACATTACTGATTACGGAGGCACTCCAACGACGCTCGGCTCTAAAAACTCCAGCTCTTCTATTCCCGTAGTCATAGCCTCTGATCAAGTGGTGCCCATCTCGGCGACAGCCCTTCCTCTTCCCGCGGGTGCCTCCACACTGGCTCAGCAGGTGAGTGTGCAGGGCACAACAGCGCCTGGCACAGCTGCGACCAACAGTGAACTGATCGGTGGGCAGTTTAACACCGTCCTTCCGACCCTGACGAATGGTCAGCAAGCGGCTATCCAGGTGGATTCCTCGGGAAGGATCTTAACCTCTCCTGCGGGAGGATCAGCGACAGCCGCTTTGCAGAGTAGTGTGCAGGGGACTGTGGCAGCAGGAACGGCGGCCATCAATAGTGAACTGACGGGAGCTGTCTTTAACACGACCCTTCCCACGCTGACGAATGGACAACAAGCCGCTTCCCAAGTGGATTCGAGAGGACGTCAGATCTCCGTTCAAGCGACCCCGGTGGCCCTCACGGTGACGAATGCGGCGATCACAGTAGGCACGACAGCCGTCAGGCTCACAGTTTCAGGATCAGCGCCCGCAGCCACCCGCGTGGCTTTAGTGGGCACTCCCGATGTGGCTTCAACCGCCACGTTCTACATCGGGGCATCCACCGTAACCAATAGTGGTGCTACGCGAGGGATTGAGATCGTAGCGGGACAGAGTTTTATTGCTAACAATGATGCTGGGGATTACTGGATTGTGTCGAGTACCGCAGCTCAAACGGTGACCGTCATGGAACAGGCTTAATATGAGTTTATTTATTACTAATAAATCGTCGGGCACTTCAGCATCCTTGATCTCTCCTACGACTCAAGTCATTACGACTTCAGGGGGGGCGTCCTATACGAGGCCATCCCCGATTCCTCTTTATATCAAAGTGACCTGCATCGGAGGGGGAGCAGGCGGCGGAGGGGGTAGTACAGCTTCTGCGGGAGCGGGGGGTGGCGGAGGGGGAGCCGGAACCGTTTCGATTGCTTATATCTTGAGTGCTTCTATTCCAGCCACTGCGGCCGTTGCCATTGGAGCAGGTGGCGCGGGAGGGCCTGCGGGATCGACAGGGAGTACAGGAACTTCT